AGATTCATCATTAGATTTTTTAATCCATATAGCATATTCTTCTATGGTTTTTTGTGACTCATCTTCTTTAATTGACCACGTTGCATCTGTTGGTAGTTCTTCAGATAAAAATGCTATAGGTACTTCAATATAAGCATAAGGCATATTATTACTGTGTAAAAACTTATCATATTTGTGGGGAGTACTTGGTGTTGTACTAGGGTTACCTCTTGACATGATTAACTACCTCCTGTAAGTCTGCTCCTGAAATAGCACTACCATAAAATAAAGCTTCAGTAACTTTACCCCCTTCAATTCTACCAAAGAATTGGTTATTATGATTTACATGTGTTGTACCTGATGTGGCATTAGAACCTGAAATTGTGTCACTACCCATGTTAAGAGTACATTCACTGTTATTATGAATAGTACCACTTTCACCTATTAATGAAGTATCTCCACCTGTGTAGTTGCAGTTAACTAAAGTTCCACTTGTATCAACTATTCTTTGTCCCCAAGCAGATGTTAATGTAGCGTTACTTAATGTACCATCGTTAGAATTAGTAGAAGAATCTTTAATGGTTGTTGTTCCAATATTTTCTTCAAGATTAAATTCGTGAACAACACTACCACTTGCTTCAAGTTTTGAACTATATATTGTTCCATTGACATAAGCACCTGCTGTCATTTGTTTACCAAATTGAGTAAATGTCATAGCAGTTGTCGGCATATTTGTAAATGTACCTGTAACAGTTCCATCATCAATATCAACAGCAATGGTTGTACCTGACCTTGTTAAAACTACAGTATGTACATTTCCATCTCTTAAATTAACTGTTCCTGTTTGTGATGCACTTGTTTTATAACCTGCAACAATAAATCGTTGATTAGTGTCTGACCCATCTCCCGACCCATCAGGAAAATTTTGAATTAAATTACTACCAATTTGAAATGCCAATCTACTTCCATCTAGTGTCATATACATTGCAGAACTAGAGTCACTACCACTAGAGAAAAATACATTGTTATTACCTGCTGTAGTTTCAAGTTTAAATTTTGAAGTATAAACAAAATCAGTAACACTTATTGTACTTCCAAATCCAATTACATCATTAGCACCATCAAGTGTTAAACCTTGTTGAGTAGCACTTGGAAATGCAGGTAATCTGCACGTGTCACTTTGAGTAACACGTAAATTACTAAAGGTAATAGTTTGACCTGTTGTAAAAAAACTATAAACATTAAACATTAATCCTATATCTTGGTCACTTGATATAGTCGCACTTTGGCTAAAAGAACCATTTACTACATTAGCACCACTACCACTAGTCAGCCAAGTTCCTGATGAATCATTTAAAAACATGTTACACGCTATACCTGAACCTGTGCTAGTAACAGCATCATATGAAACAGTTACACTTCCTGTTAGTTGAATAGGTAAACCTAAAGTAAAATGTACATTACTATTTCCTGTACTTGTTACAACTAAATGTCCATCAGCGTTTATAGCACCTGTACAATTATTTCCACTAAATGCTGACTTCTCTGTTATAGGAGATGTAGCAAATCCATATTGATGATTATGTGAAGCAATACCATCATGTGTTGTATATGTAGTTCCTGTATGTGAGCCATGTGCACCATTACCACTAATATCAAATGCTCTTAATCCTGCTCCTTCAGCTAATGGTAAATGAACTATAACATCACTACCTTGTGAAACCTTTACATTAGATAATTTACAAGCAGAATAAAGTGAACCATTAACAGTACCACCTATATTTCTTGATGCACCCAATGTATATATATTTCCATTAGTTTGAAAAGAATCACTTAAAGCAGTAACTCCACCATCACCTGCACCTGACGCATTATCAAATGCACTAAATGCAACTGTTGTTGCTGAACCATCTACAGTATATGTAACAGATGATGTTGTAGGAAATTCTACAGAAATTGTATGTGGGTTTCCATCATTTATACTTGTACCACCAAACCTATCGCTAATAAATGTTGCATCATTTTCTTGCACATAAAGTCTTAATTGACCATCACCTGCTCCACTTGTAAATGTACTATATATTCCAATACCTGATGCAGCATAGTTACCACCTGTTCCACCTAATGAGCCTAACTCGATTATAGCATTATCTCCACCATCTATAGTTAGACCCTCAATGGTAAATTCTACTTTAGTACCTGCATCTATTTTTGTAAATCCTGTTGGAAACGTACCACCTGTAAAATCATTAGTACCATCATAGTTAGCCATACTAATACCTGTAAGAGTAGCATTAGTACCTTCAACATTAACTAATGTTTTACCATCTGTGGTTGGGGTCTTTAACCAAGTGTTTAAGTTATTTTGACTAGGCATTAAAGTGTTTCTAATGCTTCCAAAAGAACCAAACCCTGCACCTGTATGGATTCCGTCCATTAGATTTCGCCAAGTTCAACTACATTAACTGTTGCTGATGCAGATATACGTTCATTCTTTCTAATGATTGTAGTATAAGAACTTCCAAATGGAATAAACTTACCTGTTGCATCACCTGCAGTAGAAGTATCACTTCCTGCTACAGTTGTTACACCATTAGCTGTAATATTAACATAAGCGTCTGTACTTATTGGAGTTATTACTATTTGTCTATCTGAACCTGTGTCCCATACAGTAGAAGATGACAAATTAGTTGCACCTCTACCACCTGTTCCCACACAATTTATATGAGTAAATTGAAGATTATTTTGATAAACATCTTCTGCTATTTTTACCGCACACATACCTTACCTTACCTTTCTAGTTTATAATGTTATCATGTTTACTGCATGGATTGTTAATCCAAGTCTTAAATTACCTGCACCACCTATAGTTTTTGCATTAAACTTAAATAGTACACTTGTTTGACCTGCTGCTGCATTTACAGGAATATAGGTCATCATATTAATATTACTATATTGATTACCATCTACTTCCCTTCTCCAACCAATAGCTTCCATTCTATAATTTGTTGTATTTTGTGTAGCAATACCACTTGTGTGTCCTCTAGGCATAAAATATTCAATTTTTACTTGAGGATTATCATCATCAATAGCACCTGTATCAGTATGTGCATCTACTTGAAGTGAAGGTCTAACCCACATTCCAATAATTTTTGTAGAATTTATAGTCACACCTGAAACAGAACTTGATAATCCACTTAATGGTATTTCTAAAGTTTGATTAGTAATATGAGCAGCAGATGAATTACCTGATATTGTTACAGAATAATCTAAATAATCTCCACTTATTGCTCCTGTAATACTTGATGGATTATCTTGATTTCTTTTAGTAATTGTTCCACCACCTGCATCTTCACTTGCTGAAGTACCATCTGCTCTAGTACCTGATGTTTCGTAAGTTACTGTTCCACTTGTATCAGCTATTATTGCTCTAGGAATAACTTTAGCTGCTTCTGTTGCTACAAATGCTTTAATTGATTGTTGTGTTGCTAAAGCAGTATCACTATTAGATGCCATGTCATCTTCATCTTTTAAATCTAATTGTTCTACAACTCCATTACTAGCTGTAGTTCTGCCTAACACTTTATCAGTACCAATAAACTGTAATTTAGCTAACGTAACACCATCTGTTGTTGTTGTAGAGTTAGGTAGTTTAGCAGTTGTTAGAGCATTATCAGCAATAGCAGCAGTATCTACTGCATTATCAGCAAGTTCTACAGAAGTAATACCATCTGTAGCAACCTTTAATTTACCACTACCATCAAAATCAATATGGTCAGAGTCATTATTAACACTTATTGTTCCATCATTATTAGTAATACCATTACCACCTGCTATAGATGTTGAAGTACCTGTAGATAAAGTAGTAACTGTTAATGGTGAAATACTACCTGTAGCATCAAATCCAAGAACTTTACCTGCACGACTTGCTGCTGCTTCATCTACAGCATAAGATATTGTACTAGCATCTGTTGCAGGAAATGTTATGGCTTTAGAAATCTTATCATCTATTTGTTGTGATTGTGCTACTGTTCTATCAAAAGCTGTGTTTAAAGCTGTAGGGTCTATAGCTGCACCCTCTTTTAAATCATATTCTTGCGTTAAAGGAACAACACGTTCAACACTTGCAGTTTGTCCTGTAGCTAATGCAACACCTGCACTTGTTTTTATTGTAATAGTACCGCCTGCTGTTTTATCTGTAAAAGAAATACTAAACTGACCATTGCCATCAGTACCTGTGGTTAATGAGCCAAATGCTGTATCATCTGCTGCTTTTTCTAATTGTACAGGAGTTGATGTAGAAGTTAATTGAACTGAACATTTTAAGTCTGATGTAGCAAAAAATGGTATAGTAAAACTATATGAGTTACTACCATCTCCACTTATGTTTTGTATATTTACTGCATTTGATAAAGCCATAATTTCCCTCTTTTCAAGTTATATCCAATTTTTATTTTAATTGTCAAGTATTATTTCTTTCTTCTTTTGCTCTGATATTGCTTTTAACATTTGTTCTTCTTTATAATTTTCTATAAATTCTTTTCTATTATTATTTAACCATATACCCCAATAAGCTAAACTAGTAACTAATTTAGTAACATTACCAACACCATAACCTGCAAGCTTACTTCCACTATCTATTATATCTAAAATACTTTTTCCTACGTTACGTTTATGTTCTTTTTGTATTGGCATATCATTGTTACTTAATGCAATTAATACATAAATATCTTTAAGAGCATTTATTGAGTCTTCATATGTACTATTAAGCATATCTGCAGGTAAAAATTTCTTTGCATATGCCTTTATATCCATTTGTGTTGCACGTCTTAACCATTTATTACCTGCAAATCTTACTGCTTGAACTATTTGATTTATAATTAAACCATCTCCTGTTGTTCCATATTGCAATGCATTATTTTGAAAAGCTGTTATAAAATCGTCCATTTTTTCAATTTCAAGTTCATCAGGTGTAACACCTTGAGCATAAGCCCAACCACCTTTTTGAAAAACTGACCACACAGAATTATGAAGCGAAACAATAACAGGATTTGCAACTCTTGTTAAAATTGCTCTTTTAGCCCAATCTTGAGTTCTTTTTAATTTTGTTCTTTCATTTAAATTTTCTTTACCTTTTAATGTATTTAAGTATCTAATATCATTTTCAAAATTTATTGCTCTTAATTTATTACCTTGAGAACTAAACATAGTAATTTGTTGTAAAGCAACATCTCTACTTCTTGCTAAATAGGGTCTATCTATAGCTTCAAAGGTTGGCTGTGTTTTACGTACTATTTCATTCCATCTTTTTCCAACTTCAAATTGTAAAGCATCACCTTTAAGATTAGTGGTATCTCGAACCCAATACTCAATACTAGTCCATATTCTGCCTACACCTTGTCTATCTCCCCAACTAATATTACCCATAAGTTTTTTTGTAATTGCAGCGTTTCTACCTTCTAATGTTGCTTCTCCATATGCAATAGAAAATCTACCTTCTGCTCTTGCCCAAGCAAATGAACTATATTTACTCATTTTATCCCAAGACGCAGGGGGTATTAAATCAAAAAGTAACTTTCCATATTTTGCAGGCATATAATTTAAAGCAAGTATATAAGAAAGTCTTTGCATAGTTCCTACTTTATAATTTTGCATTAATATTGCTTGAGTTCCTGCTCTTTGTAATTTATCTAATCCTACTAATTGATAAGCTATATTAGGGTTTCTTGGATTTTGTAAATCTTTGACTAGTGATTCTAAACTTTTAAGATATAAATCTCCTGCTTTTGTTTGTACAAGATTTCTAAATTCATCATTTTTTAATAAGTTATTTGCTTGTTGTAATGGTTTAGCATACCCTGCATATGTAGAAATAGCATCAATCATTCTGTATGTATTTGCTATAGCATCACCTAAAATTATAGGTTGTTTAGCTTGTGATTTTCTTGTTTTTAAAAAGTTTTCTTGACCAATAAAAAAATCTTTAGATTGTTTAAATCCAATTCTTTCAGGTTGTAAAATATTTTCTATGCCTTTGTTTCCTACTTTTCCATAATATTTTGAAACATTAATTGGATAATATAATTCATCTTTTCCTAAAGTAACTATTTTGCCTTCTGTTTCCATTGTTGCTTTATCAATAGCAGGTTTACATACATCTTTGTAAACTTTTAAAATAGCATCTGCTATTCTAAATTCATCAGCAGTTAATTTATCTATAATTTTATTTACTTCATCTTTAGTTGGTTTAAATAATTTACCTTGCTTTTTACCAAAAGTTTCTTGAAAAACTGCACGACCTTGTTTACTTCGTTTTTTAGGATAAACAACATATCCACCATTTAATTGATGATTTTGATTTTGTCTTATTTGCGAGTCGATATACATTTGTATTCTCATTGCTTTAGAAATTTGAACTTCTTTTCCTTCCATTATAGCTTTTAAATTTCTTTTTTGCATTTGTTGCTTAACACCTTCTGTATTTGCAACTCTTAAAATTGTATATGCATCTTGCATTACTTTATATCTTACATCATCTCCTTTATAAATGTTTTGTACAAACACTTTTTGAACAACAGCATTTTTATCAACAACCTCAACTCCATTCACTATTTTATTTGGAAAACCATCTATAGCCCATGCTTGCATACTTGGAGTTAAATCTAAAAATCTTTTGCCACTTAAAAGTTTTTGAAATGTTTCAGCACCTTCACCTTTTTTAATAGTTTCGCTTATTAAACTTCTTTGATTTTTAAAATTATTTAGATTTCTTTGAGTTTGTTTTTCTAATTTAATATTTAATTGTTCTATTTTTCTATCTGCTTTTGTAAATATATCAGATATTTTAACTGCTAAAATGTCCAAAGTTGTAATATCCATTTTGCTTAATGGTTCTTTATCTAATCTTTCAATTTTTCTTTTAACAGATTCAGGTATAGGTTTGCCTGTACGTTCAAAATATTCTTTTGACCTTTTTATTGATTCTTCTGTTTTTTCTGTCATTTTAGTTTTGTCTATTGTTTTCTTTATTTTTTGATATTCTTCTTTAAGTTCTCCTGTAAGTTTTTTTTCTTTATTTAATTTATCTAGTTTAATTATTTCATTTTTAATACTTGATATAACTTTTTTCTTATCTGCATTTAATTTAATTTCATCAATTTTTTCTTTTAAAATATTACGATTATTTAAAGTAGGTTTTTGTAATCTTTCAATTCTAGCTTCTATAGCTTTGTAAGCATCTGTTCTATTTCCTAAAACTGATTTTGCATAATTTTTTACTTCGTCTTTTAATTTTTTCCAATTTGCTTCTTTTTCTTTTTGTATTTTTTGTTGTTCTTTTTTACCAATCTTAACACCTTTAGCTGTTGCTTTAGCTTCAAGCTTTAACTGTCTTTTTAATTCAACTGCTCTGTCTACTATTATTTTATCTTCAGGTTTTTTAAATTGTCCTTGTGTAATTTTAGCTTTATTATTAAGTTGTTCTACACGTCTAATATTAGCTTCTTCTCTATTAACTGTTCTTTTAGCATTATCATATATTCTATTTATTTGTTTATCAGTAAGTTTAAACTGACCTATTCTATTACCTTTTTCATCAAATCCTTGAAATTTTACCTCTTTAATCCATCTTAAATAATCTGATTTATTTGTAATTCTAAATCCTGTAAAACCAACATTAACATCTTTACCACGAATAGCATCTTTTACAGCTTCTGTTATTTGCACTTCTTGTCGTCTTATTTTATTTTCTGCTCTTTCTCTTGCACGACCTGTTTGTTGTGATAAAACAAAATCACTATATAGAATAGATTTATCAGGTAGAGGTATTTTTTCTTGACCTTTTTGTCTAGCTTGGTCTTTAGTTTGTCTTTCATTTCTGCGTTGAGCATCTTGATGTTGTTTTATTTCAAAATCTTTAAATGCTATTGTAAACTCAAACTTTTTTTGTATATCTGCTAAAGTTTTTTTACCTGTAATTTTTCTACCTTTATCACTATAAAAATCATTATCTTTATATGTATATGTTCTGTCGCCTAATTTAACTTGCAATGGTTGCTCATAAGGTTTTCCATTAACTTCTATTTGACGACTTTCAATTTGTTTAGATTCTATAGCAGCTTGTGATAATTGTAATTGTCTTGTTACTTCTTGACTTCCTAAATTTTGATACTTTAAAAATGTATCTCTTAATAATTGATTGCCTGCTTCATTTGGTTGAATTTTTATTGGGGTGTCAACTTTAGTTTCTGTAGCTTTTACTTCAGGTTTTACAGTTGGTTCAACTTTTACTTTAGGTTTTACAGTTGGTTCAACTTTTACTTCAGGTTTTATTGGTTCAGGTATAACTTTTTCATCAATTTTAACTTCTTTAGGTGTTCCAAACTGTTCAAGTTTAGGTTGAGTTTTTAGGTTTGCTTGCTTTTTAAATTTACTCATTTACAAACCCTCCTCTTGCTCTATAAATAATTTATTCATTTCTTTTTCTATAGCAATATCAGTTTCTTTTTTTATTTTTATTCCTTCATAAGCACCTGTTTTATTTATTATAAAATTATTTATATTTGCAGGTTCTACATTGTTCTTATCAAAAATATCTTTTTTTACTTGTGCAGTTACTGTTTCAAACATTAATTTATCTTCAATAGACATTGTTTTGTAATCAGGAGAATTTCTAAACGATTTAGTTAATGCAGAAAAATACACATCAGCAGTTGAGTTTTCTGCCGTCCACAACATTTTTTGATAAGTTGTTAAATCATCTCTTTTCCAAATTTCATATCCACTATTACCTTCTTTCCATAATGGGTGTGCTGTCCATGCAGTATTTAAAGCTAAATCTGCTATAAAAACTTGATAATTTTTATTTAACCAACCTGAAAATGCTCTAGTAGACATATATACCATAGAAACACCTGCAGCTTTTAATCTTTGCTCTTTAGTGCCACTTGATGATACAAAAGAATATGCTCCAATTCCTGTTGCACGTTTAAATGTTTCAATCATTTCTTGCATTTTTGTACTATTTACACCTTTATTTGAAAATGGTAACTTAATTCCTAATGCTTGTAATTGATTTAAACTTGCTTTTATATTTGTTAAAGAATATTGAACTTTATCTAATATACCTACTGTTACCCCTGTAATGCTGTCATCTCCACCATATTTGTTTACTAAATTATTATGATGTTCAGGTAACTCTGAATTTAATAAAGAATTGTAGCTATAAATTATATCAGAAAATCTTTTAACTTCGTTTCCTTCTACATCTTCTCCTTCAAAAGTTGGGTCAAAACCAAAAGATTCTGCAATATTTTCTACTAATTGAGTTACACCTCCTGCTAAATTTATTCCTACATTTGCAGTTGCTAACCACATATAAGCAGGTGTATATTGTATTGTTTCGGCTATACCTTCTACCATAGTTGGTTTATCATGAAATCTGTTAGCCGCATCTGATACCATTTTTCCTCTATCAGAACCTTCATCAAACATATCCCATGCTCTATAATATGCTTCTTCAGGGTCTAACCATTCTCCATCTTTAGCTGAATAAACAAGTGTTGCAACAGGTGTTACTATTGGACTCATATATTCTAATTTAAAAAATTCATTTACACCTTGTGCTAAAGTTCCTGCTCCTTTAAATACTATTCTTTTACCTTTATTTACAATATTTTTTTTCCACCAACTTTCTGTATCAACATTTTCTGTTTTTGCAAATTCAGTATAAACATCAACATCATTTGTTTCTTCATTAAATAAATGATTTTTATATGAAACGTAATTTACATCATTAATACTATTAGTAGGAATATCTAATGTTTTAGCAATATATGCTTTATTTGTTGCTACTAAATCTAATGTATCTAAATCAGGAGGATTTTCTTGAAATAAACTAGACATTGGTGTTTGATTTGTAGGAGTTTCCATTCTATTGTATTTCTTTTAAATATCTAGTTGCTTCATCAATTACATATGGTGTTTCATTAAAGTCCATTTGAATTGCACTTACTAAATCATCAATAGGCATATCCATAATAGATTCATACTCTATTTGTTCTTCTCCTACATTTGCTGTGACATAACCTGTACCATAATCTTTTTGTAATTTTTTAATAACATCATCATATGCATTACTGCTCATGTATGATAATAATTCATTTTCCATATATTTATTAATGTCATTTATAGTAGCTTTTTGTCCTTTTTCACTTTCAAAGGTTGCTAACCATTGAGCAAATGCAACTTGTTTATTTCCAATTTCTGTTGTTATTAAAGGAAAATCTTTTTTTTCTGCTGCAGAGTCAAAATATTTACCCATAGTTGTTGTAATTATATCTGAACCATATTCAAAAGAAGATATATAATTAGGATTATTTTGATGTCCATTTATTATTTCTTGTACAATTTGTTCATGTGTTTGAATAAATAACCTATTAAAAATAGGTTCACCTAGTTTTAAATCTTTTCTTTTATCAATAGTTTCTAAACCTGTTGGTGATTTTTGTTTTGTTTGACTTAACGCTTTATAAAATTCTTTTAATGAATCTGATGAAGGTCGACCATAATCGGAATTAGCAACTTCTTGTGCTATTTTTCTTATAGCATTTTGTACAGCTTTATATTCTGTAGGGCTTGCTGAAATTTGTGTATTAATATCTGATGTTAATTTTATATCAGCAACTTTCATTTGTTCCTCTGTTAATGGTTTAAATGTTTTTCCTAAAACTGTTTGTTCTTCATTTATTTCAGCTAATTCTTCATAATTTAATTCATCTTTTTTTATTGCTTCATTTACATCATCTGCTGTATCTGTTTTAATTTTTTCAATTTCATTATCTCGTTTAACTATTTGAGCTTGAATAATTTTTGTTGCTTGAATTTGTTGTTCTGCACTCATATCTAAATCATTTAATAATACTAATGCTTCATCAGGATTTATCATTGCTTCATTAATAACAGACATATAATTAGTTTTATAACCATATTCATTAATCATTGTAGCAGCTTGTTTATTATTAATTTCACCAAGTAATTGTAATTCTCTTACTGCATAATTATATGCTTTTTGTCTAGCAGATACAGGTTCTGTTTTACCACTTATTGATATTTCAGAAAATTCTTGTGTTTCTTCATTAAATTCATATTCTAATATTTCACTTTCAAAAGGTAATCCTGTTTTAGGATTAAATGGTATAGGTTTTCTTTTATCTTGTGCATCATGTATCATTCCATATAATACACCTGCATATTCTCTATCAACAAGTCCTTGTTTTGCAGTTTCATCTATTGCATCAATAGAAAGAATAGTTGATTGACCCATAGCACCTAATTGTTTTTTAGCTTTATTTCCATAAATGTTATTTTCATATTTTTCTTGAACTTTTTTAGTTCTATCAAGAACACCTTCTTTTAAGATTTCTAAATCTTCTTCTTTTGCTTGTTTTTCTGCTTCTTTAGGATATTCAGCTAAAATAGCTTCTAACTCTTTAGCTGCTAAAGCTCTTTGAGTATCATTATGAGTATCTCTTACTTTAAATGCTATTTCTGCACCAACTTTTGCAACACTAGCAAATCCACTTGCATATGCAGCATCAACAGCTCCTTCTGCTAATTCAGCTTGTGCTGTTAAATTTGGGTCACGTTTTAATGCTGTAGTATCTGCTACAGGTTTTAATTGTTGTTCATATTTTGGTAATTGTTTTGCCATAATTAAACCTCAAATTGTCCATATGCAGAACCTAATGTAGATAATGCTTGTGAATATCCTTGTACTTCTGCTGCTTTGCCTTTAGCCCTTGTTATTTGTGCATTAGTTTTTGCTTCCATTAAAATTTGTTCAGCTTCTTCTTCACCTGCTATAAGTGCAAGTTGACTTCTTCTTTGTGCTTCTATAGCATCAAGTTGCATTAAAATTGCTTGATTTCTTAAAGACATTGAATCTGTTCCTGCTTCTACACCACCACGACCTGCAACATTCATTCGCTGTTGTGCTTTGATTTCTCTTTGTGTTAAAGATAAAGTTTCAGCTTGTGAGCGTAAAGCATCAGAACTAGCTTGTGCATTTCGTCTAGCTACATTAGCATTATAACGACCCATAGCCATTCTTGCTCTTGCTGCTTTTTTAGCTGCTTTTTTTTGGCTTCTTCCACCAAAAATACTTGATATTGCACTTATACCCATTAGTGCCCAACCTATAGGGTGTGCCATTGCTACTGCTTGTGGTGCCATTACGCTCCCTCCACATTTATATTACTTGCTATACTTAACACAGTCATAGGATAAGGTAAATCCTGCCTAACTTCAACTAATTTTTCTCTTTCATAATCAGAACCTACAAAAAATCTAAATGAATCAGTTTTTAGTGGTACTACTTGTCCTGTAGTGTCTGTTGTTTTAACTACAGGAAAACTTGTTAATTGTCTTTCTGCTTCGCCTACTTGTGCACCTTTAGTATTAACAAAACGTACTACCATTTTTGCTACAGCTTTAACTCTAGATTGTGATATTTTTCCTGCTAATACAGGTTCTATAGGCATAGGTCTTAACGTAGAAATAAATTGTAATCCTGCTATTGCTGTTGAAGAATTAGTATTCCAATTACCTGAAGAAAATGCACCACCACTTGTAAATGCAGCTTTAGCATTATATACTGTGCCACTATGTATTACTGTTTCATCTTTATTATATGCTTTGTTTGCTTTCCATACAGGAAAATCATTACTTATAGTTACTGCACCGCTTGATACTGTAGCAGTAGAATGAAACGAACCATCAAATAAAATTTGTACTGTTTCTCCATCTAAATGAGTACCAACAGTTAATGATGTAGGATTATTAGCTGTAACAGAACTTCCACTATCTACATACCAAGTTGCATCACTTCTGCTTTCAAATTTTTCTACAGCATATTTAGTACCACGTTTAACCACAAGCCACACATCATCTTCTCCACTTGTAGATAATACAGTACCACTTTCTATAGTACCTGTAGTTACAATATTAGCCCAACCCATAAGTCCTGCTGCTCTATCGTAAGAAAGAATACAAGCTGTACCATCTTCTTTTATACACCAAATAATTTGATTAGGATTTTTTTGCACAAACATTTGTCTTATACCTGTGCCTGTTATTTCTTCACTCATTAAATTTAAATCATTACCTATATAAACATCATTATCTCTGCTATATACTAACTCTCGTAGTTTTAATTTGTTACCTTGTAAATATACAACAACATCATTTGCAATTACAGGTTGTACTAATGATGAACCATATGAGTTTTGTATTTCTGTATTAATATTTGTAGGAGATATAAGTTGGTCAGGGTTAACAGACCTTATAGATACCATACCACCATCTGTTCCCATAAATAAATCTTTTTTACCTGTTAATGATTTTGCTTCTGCTGCTGTATCAGGTATACGTTTAATTGACATATCACTTGTTGAACCTGTAAGAAAATTAAATATATCATTAAATACACTTCCAAATATTGTAGCAGGTTCATCTTTAGACCCTGTAAAAAATAATCTATTTTGATAAAATTCTGCAGCTATAGGAAACTTTCTATAATCACTAAATGCTGCTTCTTCCCAAAATATAGTTCCTGTAGTTCCTCCTAATGCTGATAAATTTTCTACATCTATTCTTGATGCTGAATATATAATAGCATTATCAAGACTAAAGTCAGAAGTGCTATAACTTCCTGTTAAAGGTACATGAAATTTTGAACCTGTACTTCCCCCTCCTAATGCACCATCAGTTACTGTTAAATTAACTAACTCACTATCTATAAGTGAACCACTTCTTTTAACTCCTTTAATAGTAACTTTATCATTACTAGATAAACCATGATTACAAGTTAATTCTAATTCATTAGTTCCAAAAGCAACATCAGTTATAGATGCACCTAATATATCAGAACCATCTTTAATTTTTGTTAAACCTTTAGAAAATCTTTCTTGTGCTATAATAGTGCCTGTCATAGTTCCTGTACCACTATAACCTTCTACTTTTAATCGTATTTGTGTATTAGCTTCTTCTGCTACAGTTGAAGAAAAAGAAAAAATAGATGAACCTGTGCTTGTGCCTAAAATTACAAAATCTTCATAACTTCCACTACCTACTTTTCTTTCAACAGTTACAGTACCAATTAAATTACCTATAAGTCCTATACTAAAATTAGAAAAACTAACATCTATTTCATTTGCACCATTTACGCCTGTATTATCATTAATACTTACATCTTGTTTTCTATTTCCTGAACTTCTTACATAATTTATTCCCCATATAGAATTTACATGGTCATTATTTATAACATCAGCAACTAAAGTAGTTGAATCAGAATATGTTTGTATTTCTGTATCGCCAACAGCAGCAGATGTAGGATTTAAATTTGTTGCTGTAACATTCATATCCATTAATGGTGGATATACATAATCTATCTCTGATACACTAAATGTTGGAGCAACAGTTAATCTTCTTAAAAGTAATGGTTCGTGATTTCTGTGAGTTATAACCATAGTGTCATATCTACGCACAGCTTGTAACTCATGTAATTCTGTTGCTGTATATGCAGGTACTGTTCCTAAAGGTTCATAAACTAAATAAGTGCCATCTGTTTCTGCTATACCATTAAATATTTTTATATAATTTGTACCTACTTCTACTACATATTTTGCTGTATCAGAAAAATCAAAAGCAAATAATCTAGCTGATGCTGCACCATCAATAGAATCTTCATCTCCTGTAAGATTAATATATTTTGTGCCTGTTCTTCTTTCTACACCACCTTGTGGTAAAACATAAAAATTATCTAAATCACGACAACCTGTTTTGTATTGGTCAAGGTCAGACCTGCTGTCCATCTTTCTTGACAACTCGCCTGATTGAAAAGATTGTGTGTAATTTATAGGCATATTACTCCTATATTATAGGTGAGGTTTTATAAATTGAAAGTAATGTATCGCTTTCTTCCATATCCCACCATTTATTTTCTTGTGCATCAATGCTTTTAGCTTGTGGTAAAATTTGTACAGTAAACTCTTGTATTAAGTTATTTTGCAATCCTTCATCTAACTGCATAGGTACAGATAATTTAATTGCTAAATTTTGTACAACACATTGAGTAACAAACGAATTTAATGTTGATACATCTTGTGGTTTAGATACATAAGATAAAAATACTTTTTCGTAATCTGTTAATATATTTTTACCTTCAACTACCCATTGTGTTTGGTCATCATATGCATTTGTGTTGTCATATAAGTTTACAACCCTTACACAATCAGAAGGTAATAAATATTTGTATTTCCATTTAAAAGCAGGAGTATCTGTTAAACGAGTTAGTTGTGCTCGTTTCATTGCGTTGTTCCATTTATGCATACGCAATACTTCTTCTAATGATTGGTCAAAAAGAATGTTGCAAAACTTTGCACTTTGAATTGTTGCTTCTGTTGTATTTGAAGCTGTGTCTAATGAAGATATGGTGTCTGCACCAATTTTTAATAATGCATGATTGCATATGTCTACTTTTGATAATCCCATATTTTCCTTAAAAAAATGTAGGTCTTACACTAACCGAGAAGGCAGGTTAGAAGCCTACTGAATTACTTGTTATACTTGTGGTACATAATAACTAATTGAACCATTAATTACAGTATCAGCAGTTACTTTGTTCGAGCCTGAACTACTTAATGTACATATTACAAGAGGAAACGCTGATGTAACAACAGCTAATCCTGATTGACCTTTTCTTGCACCTGAAGTGTGAAGTCCTGTTTGACCTGAACCTACAGCAACAGCTCCAAAGGTTAATGTAAATGTAACATCTGTGTCAGTAGCAGGTATTCCTGCACTACCTATTTGATAACCTGTAACAACTGCATTTTGTGGTAACAATGCTAGTTCTATTACGTCATCTTTAGTAATATCGGAAGCAGAAGCAGGTGTTTTGATAGAAAAATCTTCAACATATTCAATGTTGTTAGGGTATCTATCAGCATCATCTACTCTTGCAGTTGCAGTATCTATAGCACTAGTGCCAAAAGCAACTGCATTAGCATCAGCATCTCTTACCTCACCGAAGTATCCAATAATATTATTTGCTCTGAAATAATTTGCCATTTTATAATCTCCTTATGGTTACGATAACGCAACGCCTTCTTGACAGTTAATTTGGATTACTTTCTTTTCTTCCATACGAACAGCACCTGTTCTCATGCAAGAGTAAGCATAGTAATTGAAACGCTTATCATCTCGTTTGCTAATCTCTGTCATAATAGAAGGATTAGTAACTTGACGTATGCCCGACTTGACGTATGCAATACAAGCTCGACCTGCACCTGTATCATCAGCAGTAGCTCCTGCTGCAACAGTTGGTGAGTCAGTAGACGACCAATTTAATGATGCAACATCAGATACTGTTAAAGGAAGCAAGTTAGAGATAATAAATTCAAATCCATAGAATGAAGTTATTTCACCTTTAACAAGAGCTTTAATTGTATTGAAGTCAACGCTTGTAGTTTTATTAGAACCTAACATATCTTGAATAACTTTTGGAGTTACAGCAATATATGCTTTGTTTAATGGGTCATCTAAATCAATGCCATTTTCACCAAATAATCCACGAGCTTCAGATAGTTTAGCAATAGTTAAACTTGTGTTACCTTGTGCAATTATTTGAGTTGAAGGTAGTGAAGTGGGAGTACCACCTGATTTACCTACTTGAGCGTCGCCTAATGCACCTTTAATAAACTCAATATCTTTTTTACGATTTAACGCATGAACCTGTTGTTGAACATATTCAGATTCAGGGTTAACCAACATTTGTACTTTATCGAACTTATCAAGCATCAAACCAACATCATAAGGTGTTGCTACTACTCTACGTCTAGCGTGAGTGATGTCGTTTTCAGGTGAGTCAGCATATCTGTCAGTAACTTCTGATGCAAATACAGAACCTAATTGGTCATAATACTTTTCTTCACCTTCGATAGATTCTTCAAGGCAAGTGCCTGTGAATTTTCCACCCATAGTTTGAGCTAATAAGTCTAAAGTTGAACCATACTGCTTAACAAATGCAGTACTTATACTTGTAGAAGCCATTTTATTATCTCCTTGTTTTGGCTAATTAATAATTTACGCTGAATTAACAGCACGACTAATCGGCTCTGATTATCTCACAAGGAGGTCTTGCCTGCTATTTTACGTCTAGGTTGACGATAACTTACAGGGGTCTAAAAAGGTTATCCCTTTCGTTATATAAACACTTACTATAAGTATGGATTATATGTCAAGCAAAAAAAATTACAAATTATCGCCTAACTTATCCATTAAATCTAAACGCTTTTGTGCTATATGTGGTGGTATCTTCGTACCTGTTCTAACCATTTCTGCTATATCCATATTAACTTCTGCTAATTGGTCACGAACTCCTGCTTGTGTTTTTGTTTGATGATGTCCTATTTCAGGGTCATCTGCAAACTTACTAGCTATCTTACCCATAGTAAGAGCAAACGCAGGGTCTTTAAGCATACCTGAATCTTTTAATAATTGTAAATTTTCATCAGGAAAACCATTAGCAGATAACATAGATTCTATGCCATTCATCATACCATTATATTCATCACCCCATTCAGAACGAAGCTCTTTATCCATTTCTTCTGCATATTCTTTATCTTCTTTAGTTGATTCTTCTATTGAAGATACTACAGAACCAAGAAATATATTAACTAAACTTTCAGCTTGTTCAGGAGTTGCACCAATATTAAATGCTTCTTCTTTAATTTCATTAACAGTTTTTTCAAAATATGGTACAGATTCTTCTCCTACTGCTTCAGTAAACTCATCACCTATTTCAAAATCATAACCTTCGATTGAATTAGGACGACCAAGTTTTTGATAAAACTCTGACCATTCTTCATCAGTAGCATCTGATTTTGGTATATCACCTTTTTTTCCTGCAAACGATTGAAGTTCTTTTATATATTGTCCAACTTCGTTAGCATTTTTTCCATCAAGGTTTTTCCAAAATCCTGCATTTTTAATATCTTCATTATCAATTTGCGATAACATTGAATCAACAAAAGACGCATTTTCGGTTGTTTCTTGTACTTCCTCATTAGATACTTCTTCAGTAGTTTCAACTACTTCCTCTGTTGCTACTTCTTGTTCTTCACTCATTTGAGTCCTCCTCTATGGGTTTTTTATTTATTTGATTTTTTATACCTAATATTACATTTCGTAAAGCGTTCATTTTTGCTTCAATTATAGGGTCATTATATTCTGTTTGGTCTTGCCATTTACAAATACCAATTAAAAATTTTGTAATTAATAATGCGTCATTGTTGGTTGGGTCGAAAAGGTTTACAAAAGCTCGTCTAGTTTCTTCTGATAAATCCTTCTCGTTATCCCACTCAAAATTGTAGGTAACTTTATCTATTATATCCACTATTCCTCCATTTTCATTTCTTCAGCATCAGAACCTTCTTCAGGTGCTTTAGAAGTTTTTGCATATATATCTGCTGATGCTTCCATGTTTTCTCTTTGTTGTTGCATTTCTTGCATTTCTTGTCTTTGTTGTCTAATAAATGCAACTTCTTCTTCAGACCTTTGTAAATCTACAGGACACATATTTACTTCTTGTATAAACCTAGCTATTTTATCAGGATTAAGATTATCAAATACTTCAGGATTAATTTGTCCTACTTGTGCAATTTGTTGTACTGCAGTCATAGTACCAAACAATTCTATCTGTCTTGAAGCAAGAGATGCTTTACCTACTAAATCAAATTCAAGAGATTGTTCTGATAATTCATCTATTTCTAATTCTTGAAATGCTCCTGCCCTTAATAAAATACCAAATGCTCTTTCTAATATTGGAGTTACAAAATATTTATTTATACGATTAACAGCAGGTGTAAGAAATTGTAATGAAAGATTTAATCTTTCTTGTGACTCAAATGCTGTCATATTTTTTCTATTTAATAATGGATTAAATAATGGTACATAAAACGCATCTAATACTTCTTGTTCTTTCTTTTCAATCATAGTGTCATTAACAATAACATTATCCATAGGTCTTAATTGTTCAGGTTTAGATAATGGATTACCTGCATTCCAATATATAATAGAACCTTGTTCATTGCTTATACGTCTTACACTTCCATCATTAGGAGCTAACCACGGAGGGTTGGCTACTCTTTCAGCACCACGAATACGAGATACTTCCATGCGATTTATTAAAGGCAAAGATGTAAACACTTCTAATGCAGGGCTGCGACCATATTTTTCAAAGTTTGTTTTATAAAATCTACCTACAGCATAAGGCATTTCATCAAACCCTGACTCTAATACTATTTGTTTTGCTTTTAAATCAATATAATAAGATGCTATAGGTTTTTCTTCTTTAATATCTGAATTAGGTACAAACTTATCTCTAGGCATTACTATATGAATAAATGTATATTCTTTAGAAGATGTATTAGGTTCTTTAGCCATATCTTTTATTTCTGTTGATACAGACTCGCCAAATTGTTGTACTGCCTGCCTTGCTGTAAGTTTAAACTCACGAATAACAGTATCTACTTCGCCAAGATAGTTTTCGCAAAAATAAAATTGATTTATATAATGAGAACGAAAGTTAAGTATTCTTCTTGGAGATTGTTCACAATACAAAGCTGTAGTTCCTATATAACCACAATGGTCTATAGATTGTCCCATTTCTTCATAAAAATTAGAATCTTCTATATATCTTATAAATTTTTTACTACAAGTTGTTAATGCTCTAACAACATTATCTATTTGCATTAACTCTCTATTTTGCGTTACAATGCGTAACCAATTTTGTCCTTGTGGAAATAAATGTGACATCATGCCTGCAGTAAACATACGTCTAGCTTTAATACCAATATCAGTTAATCTTTGTTGGTCAGACCTTTGACCTTTGCTTTTAGTTTGTTGTATGTTATCTGCTTTAGGATTACAAAACTCTGCTGCTGATTGATATAAGTCATCAAAGTTAGCTCGTTCAGAACTACCTTTTTCTCGTTTATACATTTGTATTAATGAATTTACATTCATATTAATTGTATTTCACTTTTTCTTGCAGCATCTCTTTGTTGTAAATAGTTTTTATACATATTTAATATTGTTTTTGCTCTTTTTTTTCTTCTTTTACTTGTTCTACTATTTGACCTCATATCTTTTTGTTTTGCTGCATAAGATTCTACAGTATCATCTCGACTTACGTTTCGTAAATATGATGCAAAACTTCTAGTTCTTTTATCTAATCTGCCTATAGTTGTGTTAGCAAAATCAAAAAAACTTTTTCTACCTTCTTTATCTTTAGTAGCAATTTTTTGTAATTTCTTTTTTTTACCTACTTCTATTTGACTCATTTGTGCTGCAGTAGCAAGACTAGCATCAATAGGTAAATTTCCTCCACTTTGACCTCTAGTAAGTAATGCTGTTTGTTGTTGTCGTTTTTTTCTTGCTCTACGAACAGTATCTTGATATAAACCTTGCGTATTTATAGCTTCTGAATAAGGTTGAAGTATTTGATTGTTAATATTTCTTACTGCTGTAGCCATAGGTATCTCCGTATAAATTTATACGTTTCTTATATCAAAACCTAAAAATTTGTCAAGCTATTTTTATTTCTAAATTTTTTCCATAGTGGTTCTTCTGTCTGTTCTTCTATATTCCAAGAACTATATTCTTCTGCTGTAGATGTAAATTTTGGTAAATTAATTACATTTTTGTTATTAAGATATTGTGATACTAAATTAAGATGCATACCCATAACCATAGTTCTAAATGCATCTGCTGCATGAGAATGTTTGTCATGTACAGGTTTACCACTAGGACTTTCTCTATAGTGCATTAAGTGTTCTAACAAATCTTCACATCTTTCATGTATATAAACATCACGCATTATACGTCTACATATTTCTATATCCTGTAACACAGACTTTGTTTTAGGTACTCTACGAAAATCTAATCCAACTTCTTTTGCTCTAGTAATTAAATCTCCAAATAACATACGCTTTGATACATCATGTGGTGCAAAATGCCCACCATATTTATAATTTTTGCTATTAATTATTGTTGCATAGTCCTCAATTTTTTTACCACTTGATTCATGGTAATCTATTATTATAGGTTTCTTATCAAGAATTTGTGCAAAAACTATAGAGGTTGCATCACTAGTACCTAAATCCCAAAAAGTATAAACAGGACTGTTGCTTATATTAAAATTTCCATATCTTTCTTCGTTCTTTAATAACTCTAATTCGTGTCCATAGTAAGAGTTTTCTACTTGCGACACAGCTTCGTTTAGGTATTCCTGACGAGCCATAGAGTAAGATATTATCCCCGAGTCAACATCTTCTTGAATATTTTTATAAAGTTTTCCATCATAAGGACTAATTTTACCAACAAGCTCTGAATTAATATCCATACCTTCTCCAACCCAATACGCAGTTTTTGTATCAGCCAACTGATACCATTGCGTAAACCATTTAGAATTTTCTTTATTATTTTCATATAATCTCCATAGGTGATTTGATTTTCCTCGTAACGTACCATTGAATATTACAAAGGCGTTACCTTCTGTTAATATAGGGGCAAGAAATCCTGATACTTCCTCTTTGTGTAATGAGAACTCTGATAAAACATATCCTGAACCTCCTTGCCCTACAAAGTTCAAGTTGTCTGTGCCATCAATCTTTATTCTACTACCATTAATTAGGTCAAGAAAAAAATCTGAATTGTTTTTTCTAGCAACTATTTCGGGCGGACAAAGTAAATCTATAAGTTTTTTGCCACCTGCCCACTCGCATATGTTATCCCATAAAGCACGTTGTGCCCAAGCTCGTGTTGGAAATAGATAGTAATAGTTTCCTGTTGTTTGTATGGCACGTTTTACCATAGCGTTGAATGAGGTTACATCTTTACCTGCTCGTCTATGCCACGATATAACAGAGTATTGTGCACCATTATCAAACGCTTTTAGAAAAGGTACTTGATAATCTCTAGGCTCTATTGTGGGTATTCTAATCTTCATTTAATGTTTCTGCATAACACATCATACATATGGTTGTTATAAGTTTATCTCCTTCGTATTCCTCAAGGATTGGGTTATCTTTTGAATCTATACAACAACACTTTTCGCAACTTTTATATCTTTCTGACATTTTTAAAATTCCATTTCATATTCAAACTTTGTACCACAATAAGGACAAAATTGTACATCACAATGTTCTAATGGTGATTCTATTTCTTCATATATAAAGAAAAAGTTTTTACAGTTTGTACATTCCATATACATAAGATAAGGAAGCATACTTATTATACTTTCAATGTTTATTTTTTTTTACCTTTCTTGGGTGCATAGTTTACTACTTCTATAATTATATCCTGTGTTTCCTCTCCTAGCCCTGCTAACCTAGCCAACTTGTCTGATGCCTGTGCATTACCTTTAGAGCTTTCTTCATATAGGTGTTCTAATACCGACTGACGCAACCCCTCTTTATCATCTAGGTCTACATTGGTTGCTCGTTGTTTTAATTTTTTAGTTACTTTATCTAGCTTGTTGTTGGCTGTGTGTAACTCTTGTGCAAATGCCCACAATACTTTATTATCAGCTTCTTTTAATCGTGTGTATATAGACTGTGCTGTTTCCATAAAACACTTATAAGGCATAAGCGTATTAATATATTATATTTTGTAAAATTTTACTTCCTGATGCCCCCTTAAAAATATTGCCTAAAAATTAATATTGCCCTAAAAAAAATCTGCCTAGCTTCGTGCGTGCGTGTGAAGTGGTAAAAAAAAAGGACGGGGAAAAACTGCAAACATTCTTTTTATTATTCTTATAGGTATTATCTTACATATTATTGATTAAATACAATCCTTAAACGGTCAATATATGATAGTATATATTAAATATTTGCTTTCATAAGTCGTTGATTTGCAAGGGTTTATAACTTTTAAAAAAAATAAATTAAAATAAGGCTTGTCATTTAGTGACCGATATGAAATATTTTAAAACATCAAAGCGAAACGTTCCTCAAATGAGGTGAAACAAAGTAGCCAAGATAAAGTAAGTTAACAAGGTCAGAGCAACTGAAAGACTGACATAAAACGTAAGACCGAACAAACTGTACAAGAAGTAACGACAGTATAAAAACAGTTTCTTACATAGTTTCGGAATGAGCAAGCCGAGTTTTTCAACAACAAACACTGTTGATGACGGAATGAGCTAGTAGAAAGCGAAGTGGTGTCAGAACCCACGTCAACAGTCAAAGTGCAAAAGAATAAGCGAGCCTTTTTAAATATTAAAACGTGCCATGACCTTTGAAAGCTTCTAAAGACCTTATGAAGATTTGTAATAGAGCCGACTAACATTGCTCTAGTCTTTAATCAATAAACAGAAAGGGGCTTCCTAGACATGAACTCAAACTGTCTAAAATTTAATTAATTATAGGAGAATCAAAAATGGACAAACAAAATATAGATAACATGACACAATTAAGCACGACGTTTTCTCGTTCTTTTAGAGAAACAAACGATTGCACAGTAAGAGCCTTGAGTAATGGGTGTCACATTCCATACCCTCAAGCCCATAATATATTAAGAAAACACTACGACAGAAAGCACCGTAAAGGAATGTTTTTTAGTGAAATTATGGAAGTTCTTTGCAGCGAATTTATAAGCCATGATGCTTATAAAAACGGTACGATGACAATATCGCAATTTTGCAAACGATTTCCTAAAGGTCGTTATTTTGTAACAATTAGAAGACACGCCATTGCTATTGTTGACGGTGTGCCACAAGATTGGACGACTACTAAAAGCCGTCACCATGTTTGGTTATACGGTGAAGTAAAAGAAGAAGCCGTAAGAATGACAAATGCAAAATTTGAAGAAATGAAAAACAGTAAACCATCAGAATTAATTCACAAATAAAGGAGAAACTAAAATGAAAAACGAAGACACAAAATATATGAGAGATTTCTTATTAATAAATAAAATTGCAACAAGGCAAGAAATCAATCTTGTAACAAGAATCAATCAATTTGACGAAAAAACGCTTACAGATATTATCGAATGTAGAACAGGGTACAACTTTAAAGAATACTCAAAAACAATTCTAAAGGTTTATGATTGGAAGCATTACGTAGATTTAAATTGGCATTTAATAACAGACTAATTAAACAAAAAAAGGAGAAACAAAAATGAAAAATCAAAAAGAAGAAGTAAGACAAGATATATTAAATAAATTAAATAATTATGTTATAGTAGATAGTTATGCTTGTGATTTACATCACGAATTATGTAATACAGATTACTTTATTATAGGCACTTATAAAGCAAAGCAATTTCTAGGTGCTGAAACTTTTGATATAATCGAAATGATAAAAGAATATGAGCAAAACCACTTCGGTGAAGTTTCAACCGATTTTAGCAATGCTGAAAAGGTCGCAAATATGTTTGCTTATATTGTAGGCGAAGAAATATTAAACGAAAGTAAATTAATTACTCTTTGCGGAGATAAAGGCTTACAAGAAGAAGATATTAAGTATATTAAAGAAGAAATATCTATATAAATAAAATTAAAATAGGAGAAACAAAAATGAATAAAAAAGATACATTAAATAATTTGTTTGAAAAATACGAGGGCAACTTATTAAATTATTTTTGTGGTATGACACCGAAACAATCAAAGAAGTTTAATCGTATGGTAAAAGATGCAAAAAAAAATAAAATAAAATAGGAGAAACGAAAATGACAAAATCAGAAATTAAAAAGTTACAAAGAATTGATGCTAATTATTGGAAATCATTGGATAAAGAAATGAGTCGGGCAATGGAAGAAAGTGAAGATTGGGCAAAAGATAAAAAATATATAAAAGCTAAAGATAAATGGTGGTCGGTTCATCAAGTTCTTAAAGCTTTAAATGTTAAAGAAAATTTTGACATGATGTTTGAAGACATGAACAAAAGATTAGGAAGATAATCTTTAATTAATAAATCCTAGACACGATTAAAAACTGTCCATAATTTAATTAACTAAACAAAAAAAGGAGAAACAAAATGATAGAAATATATGTAAAAACATATGAATGTATAAATGAAATACATTGTTTAGAAGTAACAGAAGATGAACTAAAACAAATAAATAGAGGTGAAGTTTCTCTTGATTATTTTGATGAAGATACATTGGTATCAAGAGATTGGATAAGTACAAATTATGAAATCTTAACAGAAGATGAACTAAAACGAGAAAGAGCGTATTTAAAAAATAAAAAAAGAAAAAAATTAGAAAAAATAATTAACAGAAAAGGAGAAACAAAATGAAAAATTATAAAGAAGAAGAATACACATTACCAAAAAGCACCACGTTTGAAGAAGCATTGAAAACAAGTAACAAGTATGAAAATATAACCATACTATGTGCAACTGATTGGACTATCGGTAGCGATAATATGATTGCAAAAAGGTACGTCTTGTTGAGATATATTCATGAAAACGGAAACGAATCTTTTCATATAGGCTCTCAAAACCTACAGTTTCCAAATATATTTTGTGAAAAGTTTGACACTAATAATGATTATAAAATATATTTTATAGACTTCAACTACGGTGGTTCATATTTCGGAGATGTTCTTGAAACGTTTAACCATGTTCTTGAAGAAGAATACAAGATAACAAATTATCATTATGTAGGCATAAAGAAAAGATTGTATATATATGAATATATGCATTATAGCATTGAAGAAATGAAGCTTGTACCAAAACCAAGAAAGATAAAGTACAGAGCAAGACCGACGGGACAAAAATAATCTATAATTAATAAATCCTAGACAAGATTAAAAACTGTCTAAAAAATACTATCATAAATAAAAGGAGAAACTAAAATGAAAATTAAAAAATTAAAATTAAATGTTGTTAACTATTTACCGTATCAAGAACCAATAAAAAAAGGTGCAATAATTGAGCATTGGTTTTTTGAAATGAAATATAAAAAGGAGAATCAAAAATGAAGAACTCATCAAGTTACGCAGATAAAATAACAAGACAAGATATAGAAGAAGCAGTAGATATTTTAAATTGTTTTAAAGTAGGAACATTTACTTTTTATAAAATCGATAACGATTATTTTCATATAATTAAAGACGAACATTCTAAAACAATTCTTATTGGAAATACCAAGAGAGAACTGTATGGAAAAATACTAGCCTTTATAAAAGGTATCCATTATGGAAAAAATAATTAACAAAAAAGGAGAAACAAAAATGAATTACACAGAAAAACAAATAAACAAAATAAGTTATAAAAATTACGAAGGTGAAGAAAAAAAACCTTTAACAGTTGGTCAGTTAAAACAATTATTAGAAGGTTGCAAAGATACAGAACAAGTTGTTATTCATACAACAAGTGAACAAGGCGACGAGCCACTTGTTTTAGAGAATCAAATAACTAGAGTAAATAAAGAACAAGGACTGTGGACTGTAGACGTTGCAGTTATTTATACATTAGATTAACAAAATAAAAGGAGAAACAAAAATGACATGGACTAAAATATTATTTGCGATTGCAATGATTGAATCTTCAGGCAATCCAAATGCAATTAATGAATCAGAACAAGCGTTTGGTTTGTATCAGTTGCGGCAGATATATATTGATGACGTAAACCGAACACAAGGTACAAACTTCACACACCAAGATGCGTTTAACGTAGAGAAAGCTGAACAGATAGTTATGCTCTATACAACGTATTGGTGTAAGAAAAGAAACTTACCATTAACGGCAGAGAACATTTGCAGATTTCATAATGGTGGGAGTGGTTGGATATTTAAATCACACAAAACGGATAGATATTGGAATAAATGTAAAATAGTTATTGACGACATGGTCAGTAAATGATACCTTACTTAAAGAATAAACATAAAGGAGAAACAAATGATACATTGGAAAACAAATGAAGAAATGGGAGAGGGATTTATTTATGATGAACTCGAACATAAAGTAAATGACTACAATCATTTAAAAGAGATATATGTACACGAGAATTATATTCAAAGAACAAAATATCTTATCAGAGATGTTTGGGATATTGAACAACTCAAAGAGTTACAAGAATATCTAAATGAACTTATTGAAGAAAAAGAAGAAGACGAAGATGAAGAAGCGAGAGCATATGAAGGTGGTCTTGAAGATTATCTTTATGATAATTATGTAGCAGAACAATTAGAAAGAGAGGATAAATAAATGACACAACATACTTACAATGTACAATGTTTATCTGTAGCTGAATTAATATCTATGGATAATGATGGATTGTTAGAGATTGATGGAGAAATAAATTACTTTGGGAGGTTGTATAACTTTCTATTGAATGATGAAAAGATAAAAAAAATATTATCAAGAGAGGGATAAATAAATGAGTCTAGAAATAGAATATATTGAAGAAACACAAGAGTACAATATTAGTGGTCTAAAGTATTCAATTGAAGAAGCAAAAAAGATTGCTTTCTTTATTGAAACTAAAGAACTTGATAAAGCCTTTAAAGCTGAAGAATATACTCAAGCAGATTGGGATAGAGAACAAGTAAAGGCTGATAAAATATCAGAACATACACAAGATAACATATAAAGGAGAAACAAATGATTATGAATAAACAAAAAACAAAGAAACCTAAAGTATTTTCTCAAATCATTAGAGAAGAAAATAATGGAGCATGGGATTTTACTTTAACGCAGATAGAATTAAAATATAGTAACGCACTAATGACTAAAGTTTGTTGTTTAGTTTGGTGGGATTGTCAAACAACAAAAGAAGATTACGATTGGTCAGATGTTTATAAACATATAAGAGCATATAAATATAATGTTGAAGAAGATTATGAAGAATCGGATTTAGTAAAAGTATTACATGAACTTGGCTATCCACTAAAAAAGGCAATACTACGAGCAAAACAACCAAAGAATATAAACGGAAAGAGGAGGTCATAATGTTATTAAGATTAGCAGGAGTTACATTCGCAACAGATAGAAACCCAAAGTTAAAAGAGTTACGACCCAATGGTGTGGTATCTTTTCAAGCAGAGCCAACAAACGAACACGACCCTAACGCTGTTAAGGTTATGTATAAAGATGAGCATATAGGGTATGTTCCTAAATCAGATTCAGCACAAAAGTCAGCACTTAAATATGGTACGGCAAAGATTATAGACTATGCTTATTATGATTCAGATATTAAATGGAATGAAAAACATATCGGTCAATTCCAAGCCATGACATTTGAGATTGGAGAAGTAAAAATTGATAATGGTAAAATTATTGGTGGTAATTATTTGCGTTGCACACAGTTTCTAAAATACTTTGACCCATATGGAAGTAGTGAGGGATTAATTAAGTGGGCATTTGGTCAAGGTGATACATACGAAGCATATGAAGAAGCACTCAATCTCGCTGCAGAGAATGGTACTAATATGCATGATGCAATAGAGAATTGGTTTAGAAAGAAACCATATGAAGAAGAATTATTACCTAAAGGTTGGGATAACTTTGTTAAAAAGTATGAGCCTAAATTCGAATGGGGCGAAGAAAGATTCTATGACAATGACCTTATGGTTACGGGTCAGCCCGACTTTGCAGGTACTATCATACATAAAGGTAAACGTGTTCGTTGCTTGTTAGATTGGAAGTCTAGTAAAAGACCCTCAACAAAACACGCAATGCAAATTAGTATTTATTCCATGAACAGTAAAGTTGATGAGCAAGATGTTGAAGGTGCTATGGTTGTAGCATTCGGTTCTGATACAAAACAAGGATTTGCTACCAAGTGGGTAACAAGAGAACAAATAGAGAGTAACTATCAAGGGTGTTTACATATCAAGAAAGCTATGGAGTGCGTTGGTTGTTACATAAGTAATTATTATTAAGGAGAATAAAATGATACAAGAAGAATTAAAAAGATTAGAGGATATACAAAATTCTAAATTGCGTGATGTCCAATGGGCAAAAGAATCGCTTGCTAAATTAGAACTTGAGTTAGAAATGGTGGAGAATAGAATTAAACTTACCAAGCAAGTTATGGCTGAAGAAAGTGAGGTAAAGTAATGATATACGAGAATGGAGAGTTCGGTATATTTCCTGCAAAAAATCTTGTAGGGCTTACGCCTAATCAACAAGTAATTATGTGTTGGTTAATTTTTCATACCAACAGTAAGACGGGTACTTGTTTTCCAAGTCACACTACATTGTGTAAAGAAACGGGTATTAAATCAAGGACTACAATGAGAGAAACATTAAATCAATTAGAGTTACTTGGTTATATTAAAAAGAAGAACAGATACAAAGAGTCGGGTGGTAATTCTTCCAATGAATATATGGTGTTCATTAAACGTGGTGGGGGTAGTTCAAAAATTGACCATACCCTAGAGCGAGAATTGACCACTAACCAAAAGAAAGATAACCAAAAGAAATATAACATAGAATTGTTTGAAAAATGTTGGGTTGATTATGAACGTAAAGGTAATAAACAAATAGCATTACGTTATTGGAAAAAACTTAAAGAGGAGGATAGACAATTAATTCATAACAACATTAATGCATATAAAAGTAGTAGAGAATATCAATTTAGAAAAGATTTTCAAGGTTGGATAAATCCTACTAATCGTATGTGGGAAGATGAGATAGAAAGAAAGGTGGTTAGAAGCATATGAAGAAACTACCTATATCAGATGAGGGAGAGGAAGGCTTATTAGGAAGTATGTTACTTGACCCTGAAAAGATTGGAAAGGTTTCATATATAAAAGCAGATTATTTCTACCACCCTAAACATAAGTTGTTATACAAATCTTTAATAGAAATGTATGTAGATAATATGACTATAGATACCATACTTATCAAACAATATCTAATTGAGAAAGATAGGTTAGAGCAAGTAGGTGGAGAAAAATATATGCTTCAACTTATGGACTCAACAATTGTTGCTTCTCATTCTCAACATTATGCTAAAAAGGTTGAAGAAGCATATAGGTTAAGACAAGACATTTCTATATTAGAAAGAGGGTTAAAGTCTTTATATGAATGGGAGTTATGTTCTGATGATATAATAAGTAACCTTACATTAGAGAAACAAAAAGATAAGGAGAAACAATTATATGAAATGGGAGATGACTTCATACAAGATTGTATAGAAGGAAAGGTTGGTAGCTTTGATTGGTGGTGTCCTGAATGGACAATGAAATTAGGTAAGATGAAGAACGAACTAATGATATTTCATGCACCAAGAAGTACAGGTAAGACCGCATTGATGTTGCAATGGATTCTTAATTCTCATGGTGGAAATAAGAGAACACCATTGGCTAGTATTGAAATGCTTAAAGCTGAACTACTACCTAGAATGATTGCTAATCTTGGACAAGTAAATACTTACATGATGCGTACTAGAGGAAGAACAACAGAGAATGAAGTAGAGAAGTCTAAAGAAGCAGTAGAACAAATTAAGGCACTTGAGTTATGTGTTAGAGATAAAGCAATGAGTATAGATGACATCAGAGGTTGGGCTATATCAGAATCAAGGAAGGGTGTAGATGCAATCTTTATTGACAACTTGTTATCTATAAATGATGGAGGTAAGAATTATCAAAGTAAAACAATAATGTATGATTACTTTATTCGTAAGTTAAGAGATTTACGAGATGATTTAAACATACCAATTATCATACTTGCACACCCTAATTCAGAGGGACAAGTTGCTTGGAGTAGAGATGTTGAAAACTTTGCTGATGTAATCTTATATCTTGAAGAAGTTGTAGATGTTATAGAAGTAAGCGGCAAAAGAATAATGAAAGACTATGACATTATGGGCGACCATGTAGTTGCCAAGTTTCAAAAGAATAGGCAAGGACTTTCCCCAATAGCTAGTCTTTCATTTGATAAAAGTAAACAAACATTTAGTCATGTTAGGTGGGAATGATACCCAATGTTTATAGGGTTAAAATAAAAAACTTGACAAATGAAACTTGATGTGTTAGACTAGTTTTATAATAAGTCGGAAATAGTTTCTGACTGTAACGTAGAAAGAGAACCAAAAAATGAGTAAAATAAATGATAAAAAATATGTAAGATACCTAACTTCAAATCATAGAGGTTTTGGTTGGGGTCGAACACCACTAGAAGCATGGATAAACAATCCACATACTAACATAGAATATTCAGACTGTGAAACGTATGAGATTAGTTCATTCATAGAGCCTATAGGAAAACATTGCCCAAGTAATTGGGAAGTATATCCAAATCAAAGATTAATTCATTCACATAATGAAAATGTATCTGTTAGAAAATTATGGTTTGACTTCTTGGATAGCGAGCAAGTAGATGGGGCAGACAAGACCAACTCGGAAAGCCTATAATTAAATAACATGGGGGGCTTGACCCCCCTTAACAAATAAAGTATAAATAATAAAAACATAAGGAGAAACAGATGGGATTAACAAATACATCTAATAGAACAAGTAAAATAGTAACAATCGTAAGAGGAAAATTTACGATTAGATTACCCGAAGGGGTAGAAGACGAAAAAGCTGTAGAACGCACACTTGAGAAAGGTGCTAATGCAGGTAAGGTAATTAAAGAATTACAATACACAGGTATAGAAGGTACAATCAAAGGTACTTTTGTTGATGAGTCAGAGTGGGGAACTAACTACATAACAGAGTTAGAAGATGACACAGGCTCAAGATTCAAAGTGCAAATACCTGTAGATTCACAATTCTTTGGTCAGTATGCGAAACGTATGCCGAACATAGATAAGACGCAACCATTATTCTTGGGGCTAGGTTATGACCGAGAACGTGAACGTCATTTCTTGTTTATTAAACAAAATGGAACTAATGTTCCTATGAAGTTTACCAAAGATTCACCTAATGGTATGCCACCACCAACCAAGAAAACTGTAAAAGGTAAAGAGGTTTGGGATTGGGAAGAACAGGAAAATTTCTTATACGAAATTGCTATGGACTTCTCATCTTATGAGTCGGGTTATGGCGAAGAAGATAAAGAGGATATTCCTTTCTAATGCCTAAACTACCACACAACCGAACTTGGTACATTAAGAAATTAGTGGCTAAAGCGAAGTTGTGTGTTAAAGAACGTGACAATTATACTTGTCAATATTCGGGTAAAGAATGTTCGGGGTCTGATTGTCACGCTTCTCATGTTTTAAATGTAGGTACACATAAGAACATGGAACTTGACCCAACCAACATGAAAGTTTTATCTAGCTACTATCATCTACATTGGTGGCACAAAGACGTACTACACGCAACAGAATGGTTTAAAGAAAAGTTTCCCGATAGATACCATTATCTTATGGAAGCAGCAAAAAAAAAGTGGAAGATACCTACACCTATGCTTGCTGAACTTCACGAGAATACAAAAACTAATGGTACAGACTATGGAAAAAAGTATTATGAAACTATAAAGGAGTTAATAAATGTATAATGATGACGATAGTGAATACATAGTTTATATATTAGCAATAGTTTTATTAAGTATGATGTTTGTTTGGGCAATGGAGATGATAACATGATTCTACCTAAAGACGACAACGAAAGAAAAAAGATAAACATTTATTCAGGTGTTATCAAATACTTTCCAAGAGCGTTATGTGCAGTAGCATTACGTTCAGCGGCAGGTAGCAAACAACTACACCCCGACGAGCCAATGCATTGGGATAGAAACAAATCAAAGAATGAACTAGACTCTATGATGCGTCATATACTAGATGAAGAATGGGACGCAGTTGCTTGGCGAGCTTTAGCTAACCTTGAAAAAAAATTAGAGGAGAAATAAAATGGATTTCTGCTCTGACTTTAGACATGATTTAGAAGTTGGTCAGTTAGCAGAGAAGGCACTTGCTGATATAATAGAAAACAAAACAGTAGAAGTTAAAAACGATTTAAAAGCATTAAATACAGGTAATTTATTTATTGAATATTTTTCAAGAGGAAAACCTAGTGGTATTAGTACAACACAAGCTGACTATTGGTGTTTTGTTGTTGATGATATTTATATACTTATAGCTACAGAAAAGTTAAAACAAATGTTACGACCTTTATATAAAACAAAATCAGATATAAAAGGTGGTGACAATAATACATCACATGGTATACTTTTGCCATTAATTGAATTATTTAAAAGGAGAAACAAGTGATAAAAATAACAATAGAAGATGAGCAAGAATTAGTAGGTGTAAAAGATAAACACAGTTGGACGTTAGAAGATACAGTATCTGTATTTGAAACCGCATTAAATAAATTCTTTGGTTCTGAAGTTGAAATATCTGTTAAAGCTAAACAAAAATCTACTACTGAAGTACCTGTGCTAGAAGCAGAGGGAATGTAATGAATTGTTGGCATTGTAATACAGAACTAATATGGGGTGCTGACCACGACATAGAAGAAGAATCAGAAGATTTTGATATTGTTACAAATTTATCTTGTCCTAACTGTCAAACACATATAGAAGTTTATCATAAATTTTCTTGACAATTTTTTACAATTCATGTAATGACGTACTATAACTCGTTCAACCTGTATGGTCGGAAGTAGGTCAAAGTGACCGAAGGAACGCTAACATGGGAGAGTGACATGGAAGTTATCCTTACTTATCGAGGAGTAGCATACAAAAAAATCCTAAAGAGGTAGTATGCGTATATGCCCTACTTCGGTGGGGCTTATTTCTATACCAATTTGTTCACTAGCCTTTCTTATCATTTCATCTCTATCAAAACCTTTTACTTCAACTGTTGTTTCTTTACCACTTTCCTTGTGAACAATACGATACATAGACATAACTCCTTTATAATTTAAATGTGAATAAATGATGTGACTATGAAAGTTTTACTGTAGAGTCACGCTACAGAGAATAGGGAAATGATACCCTCAAGGTTACTTTCTAACTTTATTTAACTTGAGAACTACCGAAGTAAAATCCTACTAAAGCTAACATGGTTTGTCTTACTTCAGGTAATAATACATACCCATTAAGTTCTATCCAACCATTACCTTTAGCAAAAGTATTTCCAAATAAAAAATTAAATAATCCACTACCTTTATCTGCTTCTATTGTAATAGGTTCATTAAAAAATGCCATAATAAAAGGTGCAAATATAACTGCAAACAATGTACACAAAGCAATAGTTCTTCTAACTATTTGTCCTGCTTTACCATCTCTTTTAGCTGCTCGGTCTGCACTATCATCAGCAACTGCTTGTTTCTTAAGAATAGATTCTAATTGTGCTGACTGTGCTTGTGCTTGACTAGCTATAAGCTTCATAACAAATCCACTAATACTACCACCTAACATTGCCAATATTTCTACAGGCATTTTAGTATCCTTTAGTCATAGACATTTTTTTGCCTGACTTTTTAGCTTCTTTTTTAGCAGCTTTCATTCCTGCTTTTGTATACTTGAACTTTTTTTTCCCTACATTTGGCATAATTATCTCCTATATGATTTAGTTTTTTTAGCAATATTTTTTGGTTGTTTTACAAATTGTTTACCTGCTTTTTTTCCTTTTCTTTTTGCTCTTGTTGTTGCTGCATATTCAGCACTAGATAATGCATTAATTGCTGCTTCAGGTAAATATCTTTCTCCTGTTTCAGCAGACTTTTTACCCGACTTTGTTCTCCACTTTTGTTGTGTCCATTTTTTTAATGAACGTTGAGGTTTTTTCACGACCTATATCCCCCACCTGCTGCTTTATATCTTTTAGCTAACATCTGTGCTTTACGAGCAGACCATTGTCCTGCGTTACCACCTTTGCTTCCTGCTTTTATTCTATTAAACAATGCTTTACGCATACTAGGTTTAGTATAATTACCTGCTTCATTTACTCTTGATTTCTTTTTAGTATATTTTGCCATTATCTACATTTCCATTTTCTTAATGCTAATGCTTTTCTAGTTGGTCTACCTTTACTATCTTTCATAGCACCTTTCATTCCACCCATTCTTGCACAAAATGATTTACGTCTTTTAGCATCTTTACTTCCTGCTTTTGCTTTACCTGTTACAGGTCGTTTTAAATTACTACCTGTTTTTGCATTGTAGTATTTACGACCTTTTTCAGATAAACCACCTGTAGGATTCTTATGCTCTTTACGCATACTAACACCTTTTTTGGTATATTTTTTAGCCATTTCTACTCCTATTCAAAGTCTTTCTTATTACTCTTAAATTACTTTTACTGTTGTTGTTTGGGTTTCTATCTTTATGGTCAACGTCTTTACCATTAAGTTTAGCTTTTCCAACTTTTTTAGTCATCATTCTTCTTGCTTTATTTCTACCTGCTCTACGTTTCTTTTGTTTGAGTTGTTTATGGTATCTGTTATATTCTTGTTTGTAGTTTCTCACTTCCACAATCTCCAACCTAATGCAGTTAATGCTGCTAATACCAAACCAATAAATAATGTTCTACCTATAAGTAAAGACATATCATCTACTACTCGAAGTATTTTACCAAGAACAGGAAGATGTTTGCTACTAATATATTTTTGAGCAGTTTCTAACCATTCTTTTTCTTTAACTGTCAACTCTCCGTCTTGTTTTGGCATTATCTTAATTTCCTATTTAAAAACAATAAACCTATACCACCTAATGTTATTAAACTTAAAGCAGCAGGTTCGGGTATAATACTTAATGGTTGGTCGCTTGTTACTGTAAAATCTACTGTACCTACAACGTATGGGTCATAACTAGATACTACTGCTACTAATTGATTGTGCATTAAAACATCATCTAAAAAGAAATATAATCCTTCAGGGCTATCTTCATTGCTATCGTCATCTTCATCAAACAAAACAAGTTGTACTGACCCACTACCAAACCCAACAAACGCAGGTTCTTCTATTGTATATAAATAAAGGTATGGGTCATTATAATCATAGTTAGGATTACTTGAACCTAAATCAGCATCATAGTTATCAAATGCTAAAGTTGCATACCCATCTGTTTGTATATGAAATATATCATAATAAAATGGCTCTTGGTCTACATAAGTAACATTACTTTCTGTAAGTGTAGCTTCTAAATTATATATGTATAAGTCACCTCTAGTAATACTAGCTAACATTAACACTATTATAAACGCTATCCATATAATTATTTTCTTCATTTCTTTTTAATCCATTTTATAAGTTTAAATATTTTCCAATGTCTTGGCATGAACATACTCAATGTACATATCAAACCACCTAAACCAATTAGTATACCAATAGCATTAGCTTTAATTGCTTGCCATATTACTTCTAAATAAATCATGTTGCAGTCCTATCTTTTTCAATAAAAGTCATACTGCCATCTTTCTCTCCATCACTTGGATTAGGCGGAGATGTAGCTTCTTGAATAGCTTTTTCTATTGCTTTCTGCTCATCTGATTTAGCTTTTTCAGCATCTAATGTTTTTTTGTATTCCCCTACAGGTTTACCCAATACTGTTTCTGTTACAGGTAATTCTTTACCTTGAAACTTTGAGTCAGGTGGTAATACTGCTGTTATAGTTTCTTGTGATATAGTGCCTGTTTCTACTAACTCTATTACTATAGGTGTAGCTATTTCCATTGCAGCTTCATAATTATCATTCATATGTTCTACTTGAAATGCACCTGCACTACCAACTGCTATTAATCCTGAAGCTCCGAGATTTGCCGCTTGAGTTTGTACTTGAGCAACAACAGCTTGGATTCCTGAACTAGTAGTTTGGCTAGCGACTTCCCCAACAACTGCTTCTTTTCCTGCTTCATCAAATTTTGGAAGTTTACTTTTATCTTTTGAATTATAAATATCTTCTTTCTTAAAAGATACTTTATCTCCATCTTTGTAGAGTATACCTTCGATAATAACTTTTTCACCTTGTGATTTCTTACTCATAGTCTTCTGATTCTAGTAAAGTGTTTCGTTCTTCTATAGTAAGCCATGTATCTATAGTATGTCCTTTGGTATCCAACCAAGTTTCCCAATCTTGTAAATCATCATAAGTAAATTTAGGTACACGATAAGTAGGTGCAACTGTAGCCATTAAGCATATAATAGCTTTGGTTTCATCATTAGATTTTTTAATCCATATAGCATATTCTTCTATGGTTTTTTGTGACTCATCTTCTTTAATTGACCACGTTGCATCTGTTGGTAATTCTTCAGCTAAAAATGCTATAGGTACTTCAAGATAAGCATAAGGCACATTGTTGCTGTGTAAAAACTTATCGTACTTATGTGGTACGTTTTCACTAGTATTTATTTCACCTCTAGCCGACATATCTTCTAGTCCTTGTTAAATCTCCACCACTAATGGCACTACTGTACTGTAATATTTGACTTGCTAATTCTGCACTTTCTCTTTTTGCAAATGTTTGTGTAGCACTTGCATTATTAATAGCTTTAATTTGTGCAGCAGTTCTATCTGTTGTAATTAAATCTAAACCACACTCACTATTATTATGAACATGACCTGTTGGATTTGGAATAGAAGTATCTCCACCTGTGTAGTTACAGTTAACTAAAGTTCCACTTGTATCAATAACTCTTTTAGCCCAATTTAATGTAAGAGTAGCACTTTGTAATGTTCCATCGTTTCCATTACCTGATAAGTCAGCAACAGTAGATAACCCTGCACTATTATCAATATCGAGTTCTACATTAGTTGTAGTTCCTTGTATAAATTTACAAGTTTTAAATGTAAATCCTGAATAAGATGTTGACCAACGTAATGCACCTAATGCTGCTTGACCATTAAAATCAGGAACATTACTAACAGCTTGATTATCTATAGGTGTGGTAGTTGTTCCATTTTTAGTCATAGTTAATGTAACTTTCTGTGTACTAGAATGATATTTCATATTAAACTTATATTCATCTCCTCTAGCTATTGAATGACTACTAATATAATAAGTAGTATCTCCTAATTTTATTAACCATCTTGTACTACCTACTTCATATCTTATAAACATACCTCTGTCGTTGGTTGTACTTCCTGTAGCTGAAAATACTGCTTGTAAAGAAATTGTAGGGTCGTTTACAATGAATTCACTTTCAAATTCAAAATCGGAACTAGCATTTATACTATGAGCAAATCGTATATTATCAGCTACTCCATCTCCTGTGTAACCTTGTTTTGTATTATTTATTAGTGCAGGTAATCTGC